TTGGCAATCGCCTTACCCGCACTGGCGATCTCCTTGCCATTCTGGACAGCACTTTTGATTACAGCGAAAGCGGCGTTCGCAGCAGCGAGTTCTGCAAGCATTAATCCCTATAGCCGCCCCCTGCTTTTTTGTAGGCAGAGGCCAGCATTTGCGCTTTTCTGGCTGACCATTGACCCGGGCGTCCGCCCTTGCCACCGGCCTTGATGCGATTAAAGAGACGCTTTCTCATTGCAGGCTTGGTGTAGTTGCCAGCCTCGTTGACACGGCTCTTAGTCTTTTTCTTAGGCTTGGATGGTTTGCGAGGGGCCATCAAAACTCTCCCTTCTTCATGGCGTCCGAGAGTTTCGTCGCCCGTGATTTGACCTGCCGCGCCCAGCGCGAATCGAGCATCTCGACGGATGCGGTGTCGAAGTCGCCTGCCTCGATAGCAGCCCACATCTTCTTAAATTTACAGAGGCGTGGCACGCCCATATTGAATGCCATGTCCATTACAATCAGTTGACGCACTGCGTCGAGATCGTACACACAGGGCTTCGCTCGTGTTAGTTCGTTCTCTACGATTGCAATATCATTGGTGGCTAGATAATACGCATCCTCTTCTGTGATGCCATGTTCGTAGACAGCATCTATGGAGGGAATGTCCATGTAATCAAGTTCTGCTTTACTGATCCCTCGACCTTCTAAATTGCGCCCGATACCTATGGTGTCGATGCCGAGAGTGTCTTTGTATACGGTAAGAACCAAGCCTTCGTGCTGTCTTACCTTTTCTACAAATGTATTTAGGTCGTATTTCATTCCGCGTTTTATGTTATTTGCATTCATCATTCTTTTGCCTCATGTCCCATCCACACCGCAAACGCACCTGTCATGGCCCCCGTCACCACACTTACAAGTGCTGCTTGTTGGCTTGTCGGGTCTGGTATCGCCATGAACCACTCCACTACGCGCCACGCTGAGATCGACATCCCCAACATCATCAAACGGGGGAGTATCCTCCACCGTAGTATTCTTTCCATAGTAACTTCGGCCATGCTTACCTTTTCCCAAAGAATTTAGTAGCGCTACGAACGCCAAATGAGGCAGCAACGATAATCCCCAGAGAATATTGATACCATTGCGGCATAGCTTCGAGTTGTGCGAATCCATTAGCTACCACGCCCTCCATGCCCGGGATGAATGCAAGGATCAATGGCACCGAAAACAAAATAACCAGCCACTCGTCTTTCCACGATGACTGGCTTCCACGTGCCATTTCTAAGTCCCATTCGAGTTCTCCCGTAGCTTTCTTTTCCATGATGGTCGCTTCGGCTTTCGCTCGTGCGACTTTGGCTCCCGTCTCGGCCTTTGTTTTTTCGACCTTACCCTCTAGCCATGTACCAGCTAAGTTGGCTATCGGGCCGATCAGCGCAGTTAACATTTCCACCTCTTCCGCGCCTGTCTAAGGCGGCTATTCGGATTCTTTGCAGCCTTCGGAAACTTCTTCATCTGTCCAGCAGAACGCGCACAAAACGACTTGCGCCGCTTGGCATCTTTGCTTCCGGGCTTGACTTTGCCAGTGACTGCAGTCTTTAGTTTAGAACCGGGGTTCTTGCGTCGATACGCAGCCACCCCGGCCTTGGTCATACCGGCCCCTGATTTCGTAGGCCGAAAGTTCTTTTTGTTACGGGCTGGCATGTTGTCAGCTTTGCGTGCCATCATTTCTTCCTTGCGGTTTGTGCAGCACGCTTGAAGTTGCCGGTTGTTGGTGCGCCTTTGCTACCAGCTTTACGCATCTTCTCACCGCTACCGGCTTTGATGCGACGGCGCTTGGCTGCAATGTTGGCGTATAGTCCGGGACGTTTTGCCATCTGACTACGCCTTTACGAGCTTGTAGCCCTTTGCTTTGGCAGCAGCACGGATCGATGCAAGGGTCATTGCGCCACCGCGCTTGCCACCCTTTGCCATACCCTTAGCCTTCATGGCTTTGCCGCCTTTTTTCATCATCATCTTACGGCCACCGCGCATACCGCCTTTAGCCATGCCTTTGGCTTTTGTCTTGCCGCCGCGCTTCATGCCTTTACTCTTCTTCATCATCTTCTTCATAATCGCTCTCCGCATAGAGGTTGTCGAATACCCGTGCCGTGTCACTTACGTAGTTCGGGTCTTGCTTTGAATGATGGACCCACTGACTTGGGGCAAAGTCTGGTGGTCCTTCGCCTGTCACAAACCACGCAGGGTTGGTGACTCTTACTCTGTTGTTGGGTAGTGCAACCATGTTGCCTGTCCACTTACCCGCATCGAGTAGTTCTAGCACATGACTTTGCTTATGTTGGGCAGGATCATCTGCTACTTCTGTGTCTGTGTAGTCTACTGTAAAGTAGTACTTGGCTGGATAGAACTCCCCATCTATCTTTGCCAACCACGGACAAGGTGTGGCTCTGTTCAATACAAACACCGAGTGATGATGTGATTGACAGTCCCACGGCTGGGCTAAGTACGTTGGCATAGGCTCGGGCCATTCATCAAAGGGCGTGTCACCTACGAGTGCTGTGAGAGGCATACGCGCCCACATTGCACCGCCATGTACATTCTCTTCCTCATCACACCCTGTAAATAACACCTGAAAGGATAGGGTACGCATTGGCAGAGTTGTGACTGCTATCACCATTGCGTGTAAAAACTCGCCCTGATAGCGGTCGTGATTCGTTGTGTATTCTCTACGTACCCATGCTTTGAAGTAGGGTACATTGCTTGTTATGTAGTTCATAAGCGAAACTCCTGTCATTTTCCCGGCAGGGGTTCCTGCTTATATCATACATAAATAAAAGGGTCAAGGGGGCAAGACGCCCCCCTGACAGGTTGGTTAGGCGAACGATGCCGCAGTTTCGGCAGTGCCCATCTCTGCGATTACTGCAAAGACACGGACCTTACCGTCGAAAGTTGCTGTGTTCGCAGACAGATCAATCGTGTCTGCTGCAGTGTACAGCTTGGCTGTACCCGCTGCGTTGTTGATCTCGTGACCTGTTGCACTACCAGAAACATCTTCTACGTACAGGTCGTCGTCGTCACCGTCACCCAAATCAAGTGTCGGAGAACCAGTCGATGCTGCAGTGACAACTTCAACACCAGCCATCAGGACGAGCGTGTTAGCGTTCATCTCGATAGCCTGAACAGTGTCAGAAGTGGTCAGATTGGTAGACGAGAAGTCGAGAACAACTTCAATGATCTGCGGCTTGATGCCAAGAGGGACGCCTGCGACAGCGCCAGTTACAGTGTAAGTAGCCATTACTAAGCCTCCCTATTAGTCAGTCTTAATGACGCCTTGGACGATAGCTTCCGGGCGAATGACCTTACGGCCAAACACGTGGAGACCACGAACAATGTCACTAAAGGTTTCAGTCGAACGGACAACCTCGGTCTTTGCAATGTGCGAAGCGGTAGCCGTTGAGGACATGTGACCAGCCATGACAACAAAGTCATTGGTGGTGTCCTGCGAAGTGATAGTCACAACGTCAGTTCCCGAGTTGTTCAGGGCGGTGGACTTGTAACAGTTGAAGCCAGCAATGTTGCCAGCCATTACAAGACCGTTGCGGAGCGGCGAGGTGCCGTCACCAGTTACCTGAACTTCTGCGAACTTGGCACCGGCCTTGAACGCATTCTCGTAGAAGATCGGAGGTGCTACAAACCAGCGGTTCTCTTCCGGAACAGACTGGTCGTCAAGGATACGAGCCATTGTCATCAGCAGGTTGACAGCAACGTCTTCGTTGCCGCTACCAGTAATGTCGATAGGCGAAGCAGCCGTGCCAACAGAGGTGCCGGTGTTACCAGCATTATCTGCCATGTTTTGCAGGATGTTCGCATCGTACTTGCGCTTCAGGGAGAATGCTCCCGAAGAAGTAGCAAGTGCCTCGAAGTTGACGTGAGAATGACGCTCTTCAATGTCGTCAATCTTAAACGCAAAAGCGTTTGCTTGATCGACCACCATAGTGATCTGATCGTCAGCAAGGTCTTGCGGGTTTACTACCGTGCCGCGTGCATAAGAGGAGACCGTAATGGTCGGCTCTTTGATGATGCGGACGGTATCGCCAAAATTCTCAATTTCGCCAGCGTAGTCGGTATTCGTAATGTCTTCTGCAACCGAAGCGCGACGGAAGAATTTGAGAACTTTTTGGCTAAAAATTTCCGGTGTAAAGTTACCGGATGGCAGGTTATTATGACCTGACGCGCTATTAAAAGCCATTAGTCCATCCTTCCTATTTGGAGGTTAAGGGTTAGTTTTCGTAATCGATTCGGCCCTCTGTCCTCGCGGTATCGAGTTCTGCTTCATGCTTCTCGAATTCCCACGGTTTCATCTTGCCGATTTCAGAGGCTTTCCAAATCCGATCTTCTCCCTGTGCTTCACCGGTAATGTCACGTGCCTTGGGAGAGTTCACAGCCGCTGCAGCAGCTTCACTCTTCTTGGTACGTTTTTTACCTGTGATGCCAGCATCCACCTTATACAGATCAAGAACACGAGATGCCCACCGGGCGTCAGTATTGTTCTTCAGGATGCCGTCAGAGATGTTTTCGGGCTGTTCTTCTAGCCACTGGAGAAAACGCTCATCCGTACGCAACTCGTTAAAGTCTGGATGATTGTTTGTTAGTTCTTGGTATGCGGCCTGTACCCGTGTGTTCTGTTCCTTTTCGCGGATGGTAGCGAGTTCTTTTTCCAGTTCGCCTGCCCGTTCGCCAGCCTTCATAGTTGCAATCGTCTCGACAACGTCGTATACGTCGGGATATTGTTCTTTGAAGGATTCTAGTTCTTCGGGAGACTTGGGTAGAGCAATGTTCTCTTGGCGAGTAGCTTGTGAAAGGGTCGCCGTCATCTCTTGCTCTTTTGTCTTAAACTCTTCTACCTTTGCATCGTAATGCCGCTTGAGATCGTCGTAACGCTTCTTGTAGTCGTGTTCCGCTTTCTCTGCGCCTTCTACGAAGTTGGGTTCGGATTGCTCATCCGACTCTTGTTGCTCCGCTTGCTGTTCTACCACCTCGTCGTCTTCGTCTTGGTACACCTCTTCTCGGTACTTACCCTTGTAAAGAGCGTCGTTGTTGATAGTTCCAAAGGAGTCGTTGGGTTTGTTGGCACGAATGCCACGAACTTTTTTTGCCATTTGATTTACCTCACATGCGGGGCCACTTGGCTGTGGGTAGCCGCTCCGGTTGTGTCAGGGCCGCACTGGCGGGTAGCTGACTAATTCTTCTTCTTCTTTTTCTTACGCTTTTTTGCTTGCTCTTCTTTATACTTGTCGTATATTTTTTGTTGATCCGGAGATTCCGGGGCAGCTTCAAGTGCGTAATAATCGTGTTTTCCTACAGTTGTCACGTATCGCAACAAAGGATTTAATTCCATATCTTTTGCAAGAGGTGCGTCGGGACGAGTATAGAACATTACATCTTCAGGCAATATCCTTGGCATTTCGTCGCCGCCTAGCAACCTTTGAGCGGCAGTATATATCTTGTCTACAGCACCGGGTATTTTCCCGTCCAATAAGTCTTGAACATTACTTTGATAATTCGTCGGCTCCATGCCGTCATATTGAAAAAGACCTGAACCGCTACCTCTGCCAGAGCGTTGTGTAAGAACTTGTTTTATGTTTGATGCTTTGTCAAAGTCGGGGCGAATCATTCCCATTCCACGATATTTAACACCGCTTGATGACGCCCTATTTAAAATTGTTTCTCCGATAGCTTGAATGGATTGTAGATCATCTACAGAGGCAACGCTCTCATTAAGCATGCCCATTGCCAGATTATCTTCGTCACTAAGATTATTGGTAACCCATTCTACACTCTGTCGAGTGGCTGGCATTTTTACAAATGTTTCTAAAGTTTTTCGCGCCTCGGGACTTATAGTAATTCTTTCTCCTGCAATTCCGGGCGTAATAACGTCTTCACCTATCTTTGAAGGATTTTGCGGTTTTGGTAGCACAGGAAGTGTCATACCTCCCGATTGATAGCCATCAATAAATCCCCCACCCGCAGCGGCTTGCCGACGATCTACTTCGGCCTTGCCTTGATTATTAAGTTGTTCGAGAAAGGAGTACCCAATGCGCTGGGCTTCTTCGGGTTCAATGACGTA